AAATGCGTCTTGATTCCATTTAAACCTTAATGCTAAATAACATAAACCAGATAATTTATGATTACTTCCCCAAGATGATAATGTTGATAATAAAGATGATGCTGATTGACCATCTGTTCCAAAATGAGGTTCTACTCTAATTAAACTTGATGAATCTTTGTAAAAATTACTATCTCCACTTCCTACTTCTACTTCTGTTCCATCTGATAATGCACTTGCCCATGTAACAGCTTTATCATCTACTCTTATTTCTTCTATATCGTTTATTTCTCCCTCTGACATAACGATTGCCATATATAAATAAGTATTATCTGTTCCTGAAGTTTCCATAAAGACTCTAGTTCCACCTACAAGTCTTTCTCCATATATAACAGGAATATTTGCGTCATTACTTTGTTTATTAATTAATAAACCTCGTTCAAAATCATCAAATTCATTTGTACCAAAATCTTCTATTTCTGGAACTTTTGGTCTTAATATCCATGCAAGAAATAAAGAAACACCAAGTGCTACTAATGGATTTACTCCAAAAAATTTTAAAACAGGCTTTGTTACAAAACTAACTGCTTTACTGAAAAGACCCATTATGCTCTACCCCACTTAATGTCTTGAACTGTTTGAGATGCAAAGTCCATACCTACATCTGTACTAAAGAATCTTTGTTGTGATGTATTATTAGTTTTACGACCATTCTTTTTTTCAAAATCTGCCCAAGTTGAAACTATTGATAATCCAACTATACTTTCTTTATCTCCCTCTGAAATATCATAACTATCTATTTTTCCTCGATATAATAAAAATGGGTCAGCTATTAATGAATTTGAATCATTTAAAAAACCTCTATAAATATCTACACCATCATTAACTACATTTTCATTTAATACTGTTGAGATAAATGTTTGGTCTGCACCTGATAAACTAATACTTACACTTGATTTTGTAATATCTGTTTCTTCTGTATGATTAGATATACCTAATATAAAATCACTAGCTGAATATGTAACTGATGAGCCTGATATTGATGATGTTAATGGAAATGAACAATCAGTGATATTAACAGGAGTACCAAAGCTAATAGTGATAAGATGTACTGGTCGAATATCATTTGTTGCTAATTCGTTCTTTACTGCTGTTGTCAGACTTCTCGTCATATTCCTCGTAAGTTGTTTGTGTTACACTTTCTGAACCTTTTAACATAGTATAATCAAATTTGCTATTAGGTTTCTTATACTCTTTTAGATCATTAATATTACTATCAATTTCATCTTCATTGACAATAGCTTCGGCAATAAAATCGGCAGTTATCTTGTGGGTTATTTTATACTTTTTCACTATAAAGATTCTTCTACATCAAATTCATATTGGTATAAAAACGCACCATCTTTTGCTGTTCCTACTGCACCAAATTCTTGAATATCATTTGTTAAGTGTACTGTGAAAGGAACATTATCATAAGTAACTACTGAATTATCTGTAAGTGCTGTAATTAAAGGTGGCTCTATTGTAACTGTTGAAGCATTACTAGATGCTTGAACATCTGCAACTACCATATAAACTTTATCGTGTGATGCAAACTTAATAAAATCTCCAGCTTTAAATGCGTGTGGATTATCATTGTGGTGTCCGTCCATAGCAATCGTTGTATCTCCTACTGCGTGAACTCCATTAACTAATACTGTTCCTGATTCATTACCTCTAGCATCTTCTATTTCTGGTGGGATTATTGTAAAGTTTTCTTTACCTGATCTTTGCTTAACTATAAATGCCATTAACTCTCCATAAACATCTGATCTAGTTCCTGTAACTATTCTAACTGTAAATCCAAATCTTTGATTATCTATTTGTCTTGCAAGTTTTTTACCAGAAACAGATTTAGATATAATTGTGTTTTGGATAGATTTAATACCCATTGTTTCAAACTTTGCAGATGATATTGGAAAAGCACCAGACATTATATTAGATTTCTACTCCCTCTTTCATTAACTGCGTTGTTAATTATTTGTGTAATAGTTCCTCTGTTTCTTACTAATAGATCGTCAAAACCACTTGCGTCTAAAGTATTAATATTAAAATTAACTGTTGTTTGTCCACCACCAGTTCCTCTAGCTGATTGTGTAATTTGTCCTGTACTATTTGGAACAAAGACTTCAGCACCTTGTTCTCCAACTATAACTGGTTGTCCTTTTGATACTGCACCACCTTTTGCAAAACCTAAAAAAGAACTTGCCATATTAATTAATGAACTTCCAAGATCGCTATTAACTTGATTATTTTGTTTTTGTTTTTCTTTTGTAATTAATTTTTCAATACTTAATTTATGCAATAACTGTCCTATTTGTGCATTTTCCATAGCAATTTGAATTGATTGTCTTGCTATTTGTTCAATTAATATTGCAGTAATTCTTGCTAAAACACTTAATGCCATATTTCTCAATGTGTCAGATAATTTTTCTCCAAATACTAATGATCTTGATAATGCGTTAGACATTTTTGTAATTCCATTATTTATACCCTCTGCAATAGTTTTATTAATAGTTTTCATTTTAATATTAATATTTTCTAGTTCTTTGTTATTTAGTTCTTTAAATATTCTTTTTGTAGTTTGTAATTCTTCTTTTTGGTGTTTTATTATTCCAGCTTCTCTATTTGTTAATTCAACTACTTCTTTTAATTCTTTTTTATAAAGACCCATTAAAATAAAATTTTCTCTATTTGTGGTTCTCATAGAAAGATTTTTATCTACTGCTTTTGTTAAACTTTCAATAGTTTTATCTATTTGATAATTTAATGCTACAAATGTTGCTGTTGTTGCTGCAACTGATGCTGCAACCAAAGCTAAACCAACACCTGATAATGCTGCTATACCTCTTAATCCAGCAAGTACAGGAACAATAGCTTTTCCTAATGAGATAAAAAATGTTACTATTTTAAATGCTACTAAAACTTTAAATGCAGTAATAACTCCATCAATATTTTTTGCCAATAATATAAATAAATCTCCAAGTCCTTTTACAGCTTTTGCTAAAACTGTTCCAAAACCTACTGCTATTCTTTCTAAACTCTTTGAATTACTTTCTAAAGATTTGTCTAATTCTTTAAATTGTTTTTTTAGTTCAGCAAAAAATCCAGCGTCTAATAAATTCTTTTTAAAACTAAATATTTTATCTCCAATCATTGACATAGTACCAGCAAATGTATTGGCTAATTCATCTGTTGCTTTACCGAATCTTCCACCTTTAGCAAATACTTTTTCAAATGCTGCTACTGTTTCTTCAATAGAAACTGTTGCACCAGCTTTAAAACCAAGCATATTTCTAACACCTTTTTCTCTAAATAAATCTGCTGCACCTATACCAGCACTAAATGATCTTTGTATTTGTTCTGCTGTTGTTCTAAAATCTAATCCTGTAACAGCAGCAACATTACCAGTTATCTCTAACATTTGATTTAAGTCTTTTGCATTGTCTGTAACAGTTGCTAAAATACCAGCACCTGATTGAATTTCCTCTAGTGAAAAAGGAACTTTTGAAGCAAACTTGGTCATATTTTCAAATGCTTTTGCACCCTCATTAGTATCTTTAAGTAAGAACTTTAATCTAACTTGTAAATTTTCTAATTCTTTTCCTGTACTAATAAGATTTCTTATAACTAGACCAGCACCTAAACCAATAAAAGCATTTTGCAAATTAAATACAGCACCTTTAACTTTAGATAATGCACCACGAACATTGTTTAATGCTTGTTTGGATTTATCTCGTGCTATTATGTCTATATTAAGTTTTTGATTAGCCATTATTTATATTTCCTTGCTTCTGCTAGTTGTTGTTTGGTTTTATACTCATCTTGCTCTTTTTTCAAGTATGCTAACCAAAGATTATAATGACTCATAGGCATATCAAGAACTTCTTGAATTGTGATTTTAAGTCTGTCTGCTATGACTAAAAGCGACCTAATGTTAGGGTCGCTATCTACTTTTTTTCGGCTTCCTCGTAATTAGTGTCTGCAAGTATCTGATTGGCAACAGTAGATATAACATTTGAATCTGCTTTTTTTCTTAATGCAAATTTATCTTCTGGGCTAAATGCTTTAATCATTTCTCCTTTGTCATTCTTAACTTGGAGTTTCATTATAAGCAAATCAACAAGAACTGTTAAGTCTTGAAAGTTACTAGACTTCTTAAAGATTATGTTTTTTTCTTCAAGAGTTAATGGCTCTGAATAAAATATACTCGGATTACCATGCTCATCTTTCCACTCATTCACTTCAATAGTGATAGTTTTAAGAGTTTCGAAATGAGTCTTTACTCTATCAATAACTGACATAAATTAGGATTATACAGTTCCTATTGTTAATGCACCAGTTCCTTGAAAAGTAACAGTTCTAGAGATAATTGCGTCCATTGAGTTATTTACAGACATACCAGTTACAATTCCTGTTCCAGTAAAACTTCTGTCGCCACTTGCATTACCCTC